CGCCACCAAGACAGAGCTGGCCACAGTCAAGGCTGACTTTGAAGCACTCAAGGCGTCTTATGATGCCGACATTGAGAAGGCCAAAGCAGAAGCGGCCAAGGAGGGTCAGATCAGCATTCTGGCCGATGTCAAAAGTCGATGCAATCTTTGACGTGAAGTTACGTCGTTCGCTGCTGGACCGCATACTTAAGGCCTTTGGCGGACGTTAAGCCGAGTTTGGCGCTTTCCCGGAAAGGTAAGGTGATCCAAGTGTCGGTAGTAGGTGGGACAAATCATGCTCTCTGCGCCTCCTGCCCTGCACTGTCGTGAGACAGAGCGGGGTTTTTTCATGATTGGAGAAACATATGCTTGCATCATTGATCATTCGTCTGCTGGCACCGTTGGTGCTGGAAGTTATGAAAGAATTGTTGAGTCGGCTCGCTAATGGCGAACAGGTACAGATCGACGAGTTGTCGGTTAAAACTTCGCTGATGGCACGGCAGGGTGAAATCGACAGACACATGAAGACGGCCATGGCCGGTGTGGGTATTTCATACGAAGATTGAAGGTGGGAACAATGAAAAGGTGCGGGATTTTACTGCTACTGATCAGCCTTTGGCTGCCCGTGGTTTCAGGCCAATCAGACATACAGGCCACCAGTCTGCCGCCGCTGACCGAAGAGTCTTGGACGTTTGCAGACAACGGCAATGTGTACTATGTCGGCAAAGTTTCAGGCAGGGTTACGATTGCAAGGGGATTGCGGCCAGGTCCAGGTCCAGATGAACTGAAGCCACCGCCAGTTGTCAGAAAAACCATTAAATGGTTCAGCGTAATTGTTGACCCTGCCAGTCCGCTGCATGCGGCGTATCGAACCGATCCTCAGGCACGCCAGAAGCTGGCAGGGGCAGGAATTGAGTTTCGCACGTATGCGGTCACAGAAGCCGATATTGACGCACTGGGCCTTCGCGACATTGTGACACGTGTAGGGTTGCCAATTGCCGTCACGCAAGACCAGGATGGGAACATTGTGGACTGTCGCAAGATTAATACTGACGCCGACTGGGACAAGATTGTTAAGGGTGCAATACCATGAGCGAAGATCTTGATTTATGGGTTTTGCCTGACGGTTCTTCTGTTGGCTTGGGCAATAAGCTGTCGTCCCCGGGCGGCGTCACTACGGTTCGTGGCAACCTGCCGGATATACCGGAGTCAGAATGGCGAGAATTTGACCTCAGGCGTGACTCGGGATTCAAGGTGAAGATCAAGGATCAGGGCCAGTACGGTGCCTGTAACGGTCATGCAGCAGCCTCCAGCTTTGAGATTGCGCGGTACGTGGCCGGCCTGAAGCACACAGATTTGTCAGCGTGGCTGATTTATGCCGACCTGTGCAATGGTGTTGACGTAGGCTCAAGCATCTCCGAGGCCCTGACGCTTGTTGAGAAGCAGGGTACATGCGAGGACACATTGGTGCCGCACGGCACGATCCAGCCAAGACGCATCAGCGACCAGGCTCGCCAGAACGCCAAAAACTATCGAGTTGAGGTAGGCTACCGAATTAACAGCTTTCGTGATATGTGCGTCGCCGCTCAGTTACGCATGCCTTTTAATTACTCGGTGCCCGTCAACAGCAACTTCAACACGCTGGACAAAAATGGCGTGCCCCAGAATCGGTCAGGGTGGCATAACCACGCTGTCACTGGCGGCCTGTATATGAAGCGATTGTCTGATGGGTCGTGGGTTGTGGGCAGCCAGAACAGCTGGACTGACAAATGGGGCGACCGTGGCTATTTTGCGGCGTCGGAACGCACGGTGGCCGGCAGTGGTTTTGACGCTTACTGTGTGCTGGCTGTTGTGACGGACCCGGCGAGTTTGCCGCCTCGTGTGCGTTGATTGGTCGCGTCCTGGCTATTTCCATCTGCGGTGCGGTGCTGTGGCTGGCGTTGAACATCTTTCACCTTATCGCAGGAACGATTTTACATGTTATCGGAAGACTCAGAAGACCAAGGCGAGATTGATGACGAGGACGAGGTAGAAGCACTTTTGGAAAGCACCAGCATGGCTGAAGTGGCCATACAGGACAACGAGTGTTTTGCGGCCCTGGCCATGCAGATGGAGCGTATTGAAAGCCTGGGCAAAATTTGGCTGTCCGCCATGCAGATTGGCACACGCAACGATGAGGATGAGAGCCTGCTTGACGTGTTACGACACGAGATGAAGATGACACTTCAGGACAGAACTTATGACAAGTGCGTCAAGACGCTGGCCCTGCGGATGATTTCGCGGCCTGATAAAAACTTAAAAAATTCTGAAGATTGATGTAAAAAGCGACCGGACCCCCGCCCTTTTATAGCTAGTATGCTGTTTGGAATGTGTTTACAGCCATGTGAGGATAAAGGGTGTCCGACACCGAACTCGCACAGATATACAAGCTCGCGCCTGTTGCCAGCAGGGACCAGACCGACTTTGGTGGCCTGAGCGGGTACGCTTTGACATTTCACTTTTTGGACTATCACAACGACATTGTGATGCCCGGGGCTTACACGGCCGACATCGAGCGTTTCCTCCGCAAAGGGTTCATCGGCGGCATTGGCCACAATCACAGCGACCCGATCGGCAAGCCTGTCGAGCTGTTTGAGGATGTCAAGGGCCTGTGGCTTGAAGCCCAGTTTGACGGCAGCGACTCAGCCCAGTACGCTCGTCAGAAGATTGTTGACGGCATTGTCAAAGAGCTGTCGGTGGGAATTATGCCGCTTCAGACCAAGCGGTTACGGACCAGAGAAGAAGTTCAGAAATACTGGGCCTCAGTAGGCTGGACACCCACAGAAGAAGAGCTGATGCGTGCCAACGAGGGTGCCAGGCTGATCAAGCGGGCCAAACTACTGGAAGTATCGCCGGTGGCCCTGGCTGCCAACGAGCAGGCCGAAATTGTGTCGTACAAGGCTGGGAGAAAGCTGTCAAAGGCCTCGATGGGGGTTCTGGAGCAGGTTTGTGCCCAGGTCAAGGTGGCTTATGAACTGCTGGAAGGCTTGCTGGTGGAAGCGGGCGTGAAAGCGGAAGAGGAAGACGATGCCGAAGGCGCGGAGCCGGCGGCTGGTGGTGTTGACCCGCAGGACCAGATGCTTGCGGCGTTTCGTGAATTTTTGGCATCAAGGAGTTAATCAACATGCCTGTTTCTGCAAAACTGCGGGCAGATTTCAAGTCGGCACTTGCTGAAGCCGAAGCCCTGAAACTGGCCGACGAACGCACTGAAGAGCAGACCAGCCGGCTGGAATCACTGCTCAAAAACGTCCTGCCTGACTACAAGGCGAAGATCGAGAAGGCTGAAGAGCTGGACCGGTTTGACCTTGAGTCTTACAAGGACTTGGAAAACAAGACGATCGGCACGCCTTTCTCTGCTTCGGTGCGTCAGGCAGGTGCTGTGCACTTCGACGGCAAAGGCGAGGCCTACGACGACGGTGAACCCGGCAACCTGACCGACAAGCAGTTCAAGTCCATCAGCGATCCAAAGTACGGCCGTGCGTTTAAGTATTACCTGCATTACGGCGACAACAAGGTTCGCAACAGCTACCCGTCGATCTACAAGACGCTTGTCGAAGGTATCGATGAAGGTGCTGGTTTTTTTGTGCCGCCCCAGATTCTGAACGAAGTCATACAGCGTAAGCCGGCACCAACCAGCCTGCGTGGCCGTGTGCGGCAGCTGACGACAGCCTCTAACCGGGTTGTAATGCTGCGAACAACTTATCGCGACGACATCAACACGTCACCCATCAATGGGCAGTGGACTGGCGAAGCGGGCAACCCGTCAGCCTCTTCCGAGCCAACCTTTGGTGAGGTGTCGATTCCAGTTCATGAGTACATGGGCCGGCTGTCGATGTCGAACACCCTACTGGAAGACTCCGGGTTTAACCTGGAAACCTACCTGAACGAGGAGCTGGCCAACTGGCTGGACCTGCATTACGAACGTCACCTTGCCTACGGCACGGGCGTTGGTCAACCTCGTGGTATTTGGAACAGCATTACCTCAGACAACGCCGGTGCCGCCCAGCTGGGCCGGTTCCCGTGGGTCAAGTCGGCTGATGCCAGCCTTCTGACGGCCGATGTGGTCAAGGCTATGCGGTTTGAGATTCTGCCACAGTACGCCCGCGCAAACTTCACGTTCATTATGAATCAGAAGACGGCCAAGGCAATCAGTCTGTTCAAGTCAGCGGCCAACGGCACTTACCTGTACACATCGGGCCAAGTGTATCCTGGCATTGTCCAGCCAACACCTGACCAGATTGACGGGTTCCCAATCACTTACTGCCAGTACGCGCCGGACGTAGCCGCCAACGCTTTCCCGGTCTTCTTCGGCTCGCTGGAAGGTGTGTTCATGCCGGTGCGGCTGGGCATGTCTATCCGTGTGCTCAACGAAATTGAGGCCATCCAGAATCGTCGCGTTTACCTCTTCCGTCTGCGATGGGGTGCTGAACCGGTTCAGGAACAGTATGGCAAGTTCATCAAGGTTTCGGCCTGACAAGGAGACACAAGAGCAATGAGTCGTCATAACCAACTAACCTCAAACGTCCAAGTGCGAAACCTGGCGATCTCCAGCAACCTGACGGCCTCGGTGCAGCTGGGTGGTTCCGGTACACCCAACACCTTTGGTGCTGTCACTGTGCTGGTCAACTTCAGCGGCACCTCGGCGTCTGGCTTTAAGCTGGAGCAGTCGTCCGACAACAGCAACTGGACTGAACTCTCTGCTGGCTACCAGACGTCAAGCACGTTCGGCAATATTGTCAGCACGCCGATTGCAACTCCTGCTGGAAACATCACTGTTTCGGCAACACCATCGGCCACTGGGCAGTTCCTGGCAATCAGCCTGAACCGTCAGGGTCGTGAAACTGCTCCGGCCAACCTGACTGTCCCTTTGACACCGGCAACGCCAGTGTACATTCGGGCAAATATTACCACCAACGGTGCCAACGCAACCTATGCTATCGCACTGCTGTCAAACCCGGCGTTTTCGCCAGTGGCACAGCCGTCGATTGCTGCGGAAACCAAGGGCACCAACTGAGTCCCACCTTTCGGCCCTTGGGGGTGGACTTTGGTCTGCCCTCTTGGGTCGAACTTTTGAGGCACCATGGCTGATACGCTGCTGACACTTTCTGAACTAACGACGTTTGTGCCGGCACTTTCCAGTGCTCCAGCCCAGACGGTTGGCGTGTTATTGCAGACGGCACAGCGTATGGCCGAGCGGTTTTGTAATCGTGAGTTTTTGTCGCAAAGTGTG